TCAAAGTCCTAGAAGTCCTAGCCGCAGTATAAGCCGCATCCCAAGCCTCTGGATGCGCTTTCATTAACTCAATAATGCGATCAATGTGCTCTGCGTTAGGCAGATGACTCCAAGCGTTCATGCCTTGATCCAATAGTCTTCTTCTTTGAGAACCAACGACTCAGCACCATCATATTCCTTGATCCTGAATTCAGCACCTTCGGAGACCCACACTACCGTCAGACCATCAACGCCGCCAAGATAGAAATCGTCTCCGTAGGTCTTTTCAACATAGGATTCAATCTCATCGTGCTGACTCTCTAGCAACATCTCGACCACCACAGGATCAAACAGCAGTTCTTCCTTGCAGTGCCAAGAATACCAACCAGCACCAAATCCCGGGCTGATGAGAACAGCAACCTTGCCATCACGGATTAGTTTGTTCATCTTGTGGCTCCTACTTATTGTTAGGGTTCAAACGACTCAAAAGATCATCAATGTTTTTGAACACTTCAGAACCATTACTGCTAGTTCGCAGCAAGATGAAGTTGCGATTGAAGATCCTCACTTCAGCGTCCAGCGACCTTGCACAACCAAATGTCACTGACTTGTATGGGCGACCGTTGGTGTTAGTGTGAGCACTGGTCAACACACCATAGGGAGCATTGTAATAGTGCTCGTGTTCCTTGAGAAACTGGTAGACTGATTCTTGAATTTCAAGACTGTTCATTACAGTATCTCCCGTCTCGTGGATGATGTAAGTATTATAGCTGAATTCAGAATAAAGTCAATAAAAATCTGTCTCCTAACTATGCTTTTCTTTCTCGGTGACCCTCCCTGGTCCGCGAGATTGCCTAGCTACTTGACTCGCAGGTAAACGATTGTCGGAGTGTAACACTCGCTCAACACGATATCCACCCTGACCATTTGTGCCTCGCCAAGTCTCCCAGACCACACAAATCTTCTCGTCTGGCCATGCGCACTTTTCTTTGAGAACACGAATCTCACGAGACACTAGACCACCAGCTGCTAGAGTCCTGATCTTGTAATTTTTAGATCCTTCACGGAGTAGAACACCACGTTCCCAGTTGTATTCTGTCAGGTAATAGATTTCTTGATTTTCAAGACTGTTCATTTGCGTTCTTCATTTGCTCAGTTTTGGCAGCACGCTTGCCTGCGGTGTACCACGGTCGCGAAATTGCGTTTCTTGCCGGGACGCGAGCGCCCCAAGTCTGACCGTCGTAGCCTGCCCAAAAGGCAGCCGCCCAGCTATTGCCCGCTCTGCCAACGCATTCGCCAGAGCTTGTGTAGGCAAACAGGTTTCGCCCTCGTTGAGAGTAGTGAGCAAGGATACTGGATATTTCCTTCTCTACCTGTTGTTTACGTTCGTTCATCATACAGTCATTATAGGGTATTTGAGATCAAAATGCAACCAAAATAACTCTAACAAAATCAATGACTTAGCGTTTACCGATCAAAAAGTCCTGAATTTTCTCTTCACGGTCTTCAATACCCAGCTTCTCCGCAAACTGACCTAGTAATTTTTCATCATAATTACCAGGATAGATGCTGTTGTGAATCTCTAGATATCCTGCCAGTTGGGCGGAGGCATAGGCTTCTGGACCAAATCCAAACACACTGTATAGAGCATGACGATAGCTACCCTTATCTACGATCTCAGCTTGATAGATCCTGCGCGTGACCGCACAGAAATAATCCAGCTGGTCCTCTTTGCTTAGTGCATTCCACTTGACTTCAGATTCTTGTTCTGTCTTATTCATAGCTTCATTCCAGACTTTACGGAATTCTGCTAGATCTTCTGAAAAACTTTTCGCAGGTTTGTTATTTTTTTCTTGCTCGTCAGACATAGGATGCCTCCTGATACTACTTATCATCCCTAAAACGAACGAAGCGCGGGAAGCGCAACGAATATGTACCATCTTGATTCTGTGTAACAGCATCAGCAAGAATCTCAGCAGTGCGACCGATAACCTGAGGGCTGTTCTGCCAATAATCATCGCGATCTTCATCACTAAAGCCACTGCCTACATTGACAGTGATCTCTTTGCCATCATCGATTCCTGAGCAGATCAGAGCACCAAGTCTGCCCTCATTACGCCCAGTACCTTCTTCGACTCCAACTACTGCGAGATCAACAGTGATGGTCGGCTTGTACTTAAGCCAGAATGTATTACGCTTGCATTCATATGGTGCTTCAAGATCCTTGATCATAGCGCCCTCAAATCCCTGAGCAACAACATCCTTACAATAACGATGAAACTGATCTCTACCACTGCCAGTATCAAGATCAACATTAATATGCGGAAGCAATTCGACATTTGGCATTCGATCAAACACAGGACGCAGTGACTCCAAAATACCGATTCGCTCACGCAGGGACTTGTTCCAGCCACCACGAATAAAATCATTCAGTGGAATCACATCAAAAATATTAAACACACTATCAGTTGCCTGAACATTTTCCTTGCGGCGAGCCTGACGCATCAATTCTTGGAAAGTGTTGCCAATTACCTCGCCATCAAGTACAAAACCATTTGCAAACAGCCTGGGATAATGTCCCATTAAGTGTTGAATATTGGCCTTGATCTGATTTTCAATGTGGCCAAAGTTCTCGAAAACTTTACCGTTCCTACTGAAACAGGTTGCTTCGCACTGGCCAGAGCTATTGACTCCAGTAACATACATCAGCACACGCACGCCGTCCAGCTTCGGTTCAAGACGCTTAAGCCCTCGCATCTCAGGCCTTCCCTCATTGTTGGTGGCAAGCTGACAGCCAAAAACTGGAATTTCGTATGCGGTCTTCTTGCAGATTTTATTGATGGTCTTCTCGGACACGCCAGCACGCAGGTCCTTGCAGATGACCGCACGGCAAAATCCATTCCATTCTTCACTGTCAAATCGCTGACTCATCAGTTCAATCGCTTGACGAGCAGCATTACCAGTCAACTGACGCTGACTCAACTGATCTAGTAGAACCATGAAATCAGACCATGGATTTTCCTGATCAGTCAAACCTTCAGTGACAGGAATCTGCTTGATACCATAAGTGATATACGGGTTATAAGCATCGCGAGCAAGCTTTAGAAAATTGATTGCGTTAGTACTGTCGAGTTTGGCAGCGGTAAGCGCACTCTTGATCACTGCTTCCTTGTGAAGTCTGCTATCAGATTCGTTCAACTTAGCGATCCAAGAAAAAGACATAGAATTTCTCCGTCAAAAATAACTACAATCTATACTACTAAAAGTAAGCCCAAATGTCAAGTGTCCTCATTCGGCTGTCTCCTTTTCACCTTTGATAAGTTTTACTAACTTTTTTTGATGGACTGCTACTTCCTTCTTTTTTCGTTGATCGGTGTGGTTATTGCCCCATAGCATTCTATCATAATCGCGTGCCCATTTGACTCCTCGAATAAAAAGAGAAATTTCTTCAACAGTTGAAAACAACAGAATCTCAGCATCACGCGCATATACTGGTAAATCTTCTACCGTGTTAGCGCGAAGTCCTGTATACGACGAATTGAATAATCCTGGCGCAAGTTTAAATCCAATCGCAGCAAGATCCGCTTCTAGCTTTTTGATCTTTTTTACATCGTCCCAGTTCATAACTACTCCCTTATTCCGATAACTTAGAAAATATGTATACTTTTTCCAAATCTGCCGCAAATTCAGGATACACCAAGTTGAGTTTTTCAATAGACATATCATTATATCCTTTATTACGTTTTTTCTCATGGTGCTCCAAATATCTGGCGTATCATCTACCACTTTGCTGCGGAGCTTTCCTCCCCTGCGACCCCATATTGTCAGAATTTTCCCATGCCTAAAAAATAAATCGTCTGAATCAGAGGTAGACAAATTGATAGCTATCCAGACTTTATCGTGTTTACCTTCGTTGCACCATCCTATGTAGAGATAATCAATCATTCACGATTACCTTCACTCTTGAAAGACGAGTGCAATTGTCTGCCTGAGACTTTACTCGACCTGCAATAGTAATCCTTGATCCAATCTCAAGTGCAAGTTTCAGACTGAATCTAACAGGCTTCTCGTCATCAGTCAAGAATCTTACATAATGGGTGACCCACGCTTTAGAAAAAACACATTCAAGAACGGTGCCACTGATCGTTACCTTTTCACCAATCTTGCCAACATAACCAGATGAAAAGGCAAATCGCATGTCTGCGTCAATACGAGCCTTGATCGTGGGCCAAATGTTCGGCAAACAGGCGATCAATCCAAAATTCTTCATCGACTCAAAGCTTTCCATTTCGCTAGCCAAATAAACAGACTGTTCAAATTGACTCACGTTTGGCTGACTAAGCATCCTGAAAGGCAACGCCCTAAAGTGAGCACGGCAGGCCTGACCTTCTATATGATCTTCGTCAGTAATAATATCTGATGCTTCCAAAAACTTAGCCATAAGACTACGATTGCTAGGCATTTGGTATATGGTGTTATCTTCTTTGGTGCCCATTACAACATCGCCAGCACGAACATATTGTCCGTTAACACGATAAGCGGCGAAGGCAGCGGCCCAAACATCTTCTGCACGATACATATAAATGACTCGTAACTAGGAGGTAATGAGGTCTAGTTTACACGAAAAAATATTGATGTCAAGTTTCTATCGAGGTTTTATAACAACGATAATATTGTTAAATACGAACTATCGACCCCTGCCGGTTTTGCGAACCACCGCAGATCCCCCAAATCCCTTTTGAGGCTTGCCTGAGTTTCCCTGATTGGGATTGAATTTTCCTTGATTGTTAATTTTCTTGCGCTTTAAAATTTCGATAAGTGGGTTTGGTTTTTGATCGTTACTCATCAATGACTCCTGAATTTTCTAGAAATTGTAAAAGACATCCATATATACTTATCATAATTGCAATTTTCTCGTCATAAACGGTAACGCATGCCACATGCTTTGCTGCTATGTTGGAAGCAGCAGCAGTTTTTAACCAAAAATAGTAAGGACAACTGATTTTTTTACTGGACTCATTCAAGATATTCATACTTGTCTTGTCAATGTATTGTACGTTACTGATGGGAAAGTCATAGCCTTTGATTTCCGCAGCAGTGAATGCTGATCTACCCCAAGTTGTCAGTCTTAGACTACGTCCAGAACGGCCAGCATGCCAGTAAACTGGTATCATAATATCAACTACTTCTGACTTTAAAGGCAATCCTTTTGCCTTCAGAGTAGTTATTAGTAGATCTGTAATTTGATATTTCTGCTTGGTTCGATCAGTCATCTGGATAGACTTTGCGACCAGTGTTCATGAAAACGACGGTAAACTTGCCAGTTTTGAACTGAGCGTTCAACTTTCTGCACAAGTTTCTTGCGTGACCAGGATTTGAGAAACTAGTCTTTTTGTACTTAGGGGCAGCATCATTTGTCAGATAGTGCTGAGACTTAAGATTAATAGGTTGATCATCATAGAATATAGCCCATATGCCACTAGCTTCCACTACTTGTACAGCTTTGTAGGTATTCTTGTCTACGTGTTCAAGTATGAGTTTTGGCTGAGTTCGACTCACTTAAAATTGCCACCCTTAAGTTGTATTTGAATAATCTTTTCTTCCGAGTCTTTTTTTCTATTGTTATCGTATAAATCTGATATCAATTTAGTAATTTCATCTCGCAAACCTCTAGCTTCGCTCAGAGGCATTACCAGATCTTTAGTGTTTCTGCTTTCTAATAATGAAACTCGGTCGATAAATTTCTTGATATGAATCATATCAAGTATTTATAGCAGTTTTAGCCTCTTCTTCAGTTTTAAATGGACCTCGATAGGAATAACGTTGAATGAAAATATACTTAGGACAAAATTCAACGATGTCTGTACCAGATTGATTAATCACAAACCAGCCAGCAACATGATAACACTTGCTTTTTTCGGTCTGAGTGAATAGATGCAATTTCCGTGGTACGTCTAAAACTGAATTGTAAACATTTTCTGGGGTAGGATATTCAAGGTAAGGTAAAGAAAGAGGTTTCTTATTAGTTTTGATAGGTTCAAATCTAATTTTGGTCTTGGTCTGAATTTCATCTACTTTGGTAAAGTGTGTCAACTCACCGTGTAATTTTACTTCAAACCCAGATCCGTCGGCAATCACGTTGCCTACTTTATTTACGCCGTCTGTAACTACCCAATATTGATCTTTAATAATTGGTTTGGCAATAAGTGTCATGTGTTCTCCTTTAAAAATATTTTGAATAAATCTTTCTTATGTTGAAGAGTCGTTTCATTCTTTAAGAACTCCAGCATAACGGGAATTTAACCATCGTCCATAGTATTCTGCTTGTTCGTTGATCTTGTTCAGTTCATATTTTGCACAAAAACGCATCAAATGAATACCTACTTGAGGTATAATTGCTACTCTAAGTTTATCTCTGATAGATTGATCTATCTCACTTTTAATATCATCTGGTTGTGCGCTCAGATCAATCAGTTTTCGATTACGTTCGTAATCTTCTTTGACTTTGTGTTCTTTGCCTTCATGATCTAACCATTTCTGAAGCATTAGATTGTTCCAATT